ATTCTAAGTGTGGCACCTCTCCAGGATCCACACCGAAGTACAACTAATATGTCAGTTGACAACAGATCTCCATTATCGCATAGATAGCGCCAGTTTAAGTCAAGGTGACATCGCTTGAAGAGCTCAAGCGTGGTATGAATACAACATAGATTGACGTCGAATAACAGCCCTCTTTTTGGTCAGAGGTCTATATCCAAGGGCTTTCAATCGTTGATTCAATTTGTACGTGAATGTTTCAAAGTACGAATTCGGATGATGAGATGCTTCATAAACGGCAGAACGGCACGTTTCGTAAAACACTTCATCCTCTTTCGGACCTTTATCAATGTACAACACCATCTGTTCAATGGTGTCCTTGGGCAAAGGAGCAAATACTGTCTTTGAATTTTCCTCCACAACGAATCGTCTACTCAAAAACGTGGCTTCGCTGGGTGAAATAAACGGTACAGTAACGTTTGCTTTATTTCCTGCAGTGTAAATCATGCCAAAATATTTCAAATAATCCTCACTAAGAGTAATCATATTGAAAAATTCTTTGACTTGATCACGCACAGAACCTAGGTCATCGTCACTATAATGGCCAAATCTACAATATAAATCATACTTTCCGGCTAAAGGGGTCTTTAGCGTGCGGATCATATAACAATATCGATGGATAAAGCTATGTATAAGCGTATTTATCACACTGGTCAAGAAATGACCTGAAGGTAGTCCTTTACGGAACTGTGTGAAACCTTCTTTGGACATTACAATGCAAGATGGCATTGCTAAGATTATGGATCTTATGACCGCGAGGTCAGTTGGTTGCCACCCACTCTTCCGATGAACATATTGTAGAAAAACTACCACATATTCAAAGGTAAAGTAGGGTAGGGATGTATCATTTCCCCTTATATCACCGGCAACCCAATTTTCACCATAAGCAAGCAATTGATAATACAATGATGCCCAATCTTTTCCATGCGGATTTATTCCAACCATAAAATCTGTGACTACGTCAGGGGCCCCATGTTCAAGGATATGAACAAAATGGCCCAAATACATACGTGAGATAATAAGTTGAACTAAACTAGCAGCGAAAAAGATTCTCGTTTTATACTGGTCGACTCTTTCGAAGTCTCTCAACTCGTCTTTCAACGACTCGACAACAACGTCTGGTACAACTTCTCCAGTCTCCATTCTCTTGATAAGGGATTCTATCTCTCTACGAAAGTCACTATTGATAGTTTTATTCCGAAAATCGATTAAATCCGGTCTCTTGAGCATGGCTGGTTGATAAAACCACCCACTTGACGTCTTCTCCTCAATGCTATTCGTTCCTATCGCTGGGTTACCAAATACGGCTTCATCTATTGTTTGCTTCCTAAAGAGTGTAGTCAACTGTTGCGCAGTCATACACCCCTTAAAATGCTCCAAGATTTCAGCTGTTTGGTTTAAATCATAGGGTGGATTCGGTTGGTGGCTAGTAGCGGCTTTCTTTCGTGCGTTCTCCAAAGGGTCTTGGCGAACACCAAATGAATCAAGCCCAGGTCTAAGATTGGCGGGAGCTTTGGTAACTTCAAACGGTACTGGAAGATTGATTTTTGTCTCTGACTCATATATAGGGTACATAAGTGGTGACTCAATAATCTTTGTCATATTAGGACTATAAGCATTCTGCTGAAGCTTCCATCCCATATCTCGAC